CTGGACAGACTTAGCGTGCCATTCTCGGCCGCCGAGTTATAGTAAGCACCGCCTACCAACACCTCGTCAAGCTCTAGCAGTTCCGCTGCAAGCTGCCTGCTGACCAATGCGCCACGATTGCCGCCCGCCATTGCCCCGCCATGCGGGAACAGTCTGGCAAGCACCTCGTCGCTGTTCCGCCAGTTGTGCCATGCAGTCTTGCCAAATACCGCACGATTCGGCCTGTATCCGCGCAACTGTTCTGCGACGTCTATGTCAGTTAATACGTTCGTCAACGGCGCAGAGTTTTCCCAATCATTCCAGCCGCTGGCCGTGGTCCAATACGATCCACAGTTACTGCCGGAAGTGACGTAATTGGCAACGCGAATCTCATGGTCTAGCATGAGAATGTCATAGACCAATTCAGACCGGATTTGTTTCGTATTCCAGGCCAAATCCGCATTAGCCGCCTCTTCAGCCGTCATGAACGTACCCAGCGCATAATTCACGCAGAAATATTGCTGGCTCGTTACATTAAAGTGAATCATCCGGGGCTCTGTTCCCGGCGCCCTTACCGTTTCCTCGGTACGAAACCTGTCGTCAATCTTGATCCCTGGTACGAGATCCGATTGTTTGTTGACAGGTACAACAGGGAAAATCCGATCCGCGATGTAATTCTGCGGCCGGTAGTTAAGCAGAATGTTTGAAACCGGCGCATCAATATGCACGTCCTCGGGTGAGATGTCGTACATATGGACCGGCTCAATAAACGGGCTATTGTAAGCTATCGTTATACCGTCCATTCAATCTCACCCCCTTTAACCTTGATTCGTTTCTGCCGAGGTGGCAGACAACGTGTATGCGGGCGCAAAAACTATCTCGCCCGGATATCCTGAGTTTGCGCCCTTCACGCATATTCCATGAGCGGCGCTGCCGCTTGTCGCCTTCACAACCCATCCACTGGCGGCTATCGTGACAGCATTTGCGAACGCTATGGTTCCACCGGCCATCACTTTCGTGTGACCAGCAATCCTGACCGTTGCTCCGCGTCCTGCCGCTGCGGGCTTATTCTGAAGAATGCCCACGCAGAACAGCTTCGCGCTATCAGGATAATCTACAGTATCATTGGCACTCATCTCAACTCCATGATAACGGCCTGCGCTCATATCACGCGCAGCCTTGAAGCTGATATCAATGCCTCCTTGTTCAGTAGCCATTAATGACCACCTCCTCGCTTAATCTATTTGTCGGCGAGGTACTTCGTCCACAGCTCTTTGTGGCCCGCTCTCACGGCCTCCAAACCAGCTCCGTAGTCCTTCGCCTTTCCGTCCGCCATATACTGGCGGGCCAGCCTATCCACCTCTTGCGCCGCAGGCTTTTCCTGGCTGTACTCGTAGGGTTGCTCATCCGTTTTGGATTTCTCGCCCATCTCAACCCGCTTTTGCTGCGCCGTAATGTAGGCTTTCAGGTTTTCAACGCCTTCCTCATCATTTTTCTCGAGCAAAGACTCAAATTGCTTTTTGATCCCTGCTTCTTCTTTGGGAAGGATCTTTCCCTCTTTCTTCGCCTGCTCGATGAAAGAACCGATGCCTTTCATCCGAGCGGTTTTTTGAGTTTCCTCAAAATTTTTGACTTTTGCCTCAGCTGCTTCTGCACGTTCTTTTTCAGCTTTCAGCTTGTCTTCGTATTCTTTTTTCTCTTTCTCATCCATGAGTCGTTTCTCCTCCTCATTTTCGATTTGTGCGACGTATAACAATACGCCTTCCATAAACGGATCTATGCCCGATTCATGCATTGATTGCTTTTTCCAATTGCCTTTGGCATCTTTTTTCCATCCAGCCTTTTCAACTGCATTCCAAGCGATTCGAGAACAGCTTGTTTTATTGGCCGCGTTTTCTTTGTCCGATGGATGGTCTTTTACCCAAGCTGATCGACAAGAATTATAAGCTCCTGCCAGAATGTCTTTCACGCCTTTTGGTGCGTCTCCGCTTTCTGGCGGCTCAAATTGATATTTTTGTTTTTCTGGTTGCGGGTGTTCGTAACAATAAAGTGCTTCAAACTGATAGCCTTCACTCAATGCCCCTACTGCTGGCTTTTGTCCAGGTGCAAGTAATGCTACTGCTTTCAATACTCGAGGCCATGTCTTACCATCTTTCTTCAGATTCCAAATGACTTCACTGCTGCGGGACTTGAAAAGCCCTTTTTTCATCAGTTCATAAAGCGCTTTAGGCACATTCACAAAATCGGCAAACAGCTTTTTTCCAACTCGCCTAAGATTCGCCACTTTCCCTATGTCCACCTGTTCGGCATCCGTGCCATGCGTGATCTTGATATTGGGCTCGATAATGCGCTCGTTGAATGCCTCCACCATTCGATCTAAGTCGCCCTCTTCGTAAGTATCGCCTTCAGGACCGCTGTTGATGCCGCGCCAAGTGCCTACGGCGAATATGTCAACGTCTTTGAAGGTATGCAGATCATTCTCAAAAGCATGCACCAACATCAAATCGTCATGGGTAATGTCCAGAGCTTCAAATACGCCTTTTCTGGCCTGGATTGCCCGCTCCTGCGCGAGGGCTTCTTCTTTGCTCTTGTGCCTGCCAAGCACTTTCTTTCCCGTGCTGTCATACAATACCCACTCGTCGCCCTCTTGCTTGATTACGTACTTTTTCATTAGTCACTTCTCCCTTGCCATAGGGACATTGTTCGATTAGATTACCAGAAATCTATTTTTAAGCCTGCTTCAGATTGAAGACCATACTGAGGAATTTCATCAACCCAGCTTCTTGCTGTGGCTCTGGCTCAAAACGGCTATTCTCTTTTGACCACAGATATGATCTGCCTTCATTGGCGAATATATAGCCATATCGTGCAATCTGCTCAGGACCGCCGCTTGCAGTCCCTTCTTTCGGCAACCAGTAAATGACTGCCGCATACTGTATTTCTTCATTAGGATTAAGGTTTTTGAGAACGGTCTTTAGTCCCACAACGAATATAAACCATTGAATGGGTTGCGCTGCTACGACTTTCCAGTGTGTCTCGTCCGTCAGTTGAAGCGGATCGAAATTGCCAGGGTAGCCGTATTCTTGCCCTTCATGCGTCTTTGTGTTCCAGTAGTTTGAATATGCTACGGCCGACGTGCTGAAAGTCAACAGCATGATTAAGGTTGTCATCAAACAAACGAATTTCTTTTTAAACATCTCAAATCACCTACCTTATTGTTTATTTATCGACGTTGCCGCCGAAATCAACGAAGCCTTTTCAAGCACTCCGTGCAATTCTTCATTGTATTTTTCACAATATGAAGCAGTGCAATCATAGCAGTATATCTCTACGTTTGGATGATTATTGAATTTCATACCACCTAGCCAGGCCAACGGATGTTTATTGACTTGAACATTTTCTGATTTGCATTCTCTACATCTCATTTGTCTACATTTCCTCCGAATGATGGCGAAACTTTGCTTAATATTTCATTCAATTCAGATTGTTTTGACGGCTCAAATTGTCCATCAGCTTCCGTAATTGAAGCGAAAAGGCTTCGACATTGAAAATGAAGTGGCGGTATGAAGCGCTTTAATATCGGATCATCCAGCATGAATATTTTTCTATCTGCGCTTCGACATATGTTCGTTGTTCTGCTGTCCAGAATTGCTGAAAACTGCACAGCCCTTACAAACCCCTGCAATTCCGGGTCTGCAAATTCAGCAATTTTACCCCAATTATAGGCTTTCGTGACATTCGTTCTAATTATTGTTTCAATCCGATATGGCTCGATCTGCCTTTGATCTCTGATTATCTGCTCATCACCCACATAAGGATCAAAGGCATGCCGAATCTTCATAAGCGTTTCTTGTACTCCCTCGCCCGTTTCCAGCATGCTAAGGAGCAAATTTCTTATTTCCTTTCTCACCGTACCAATGGCATCGCCACTGATGAAAAAAGCCCATTTCTCAAGCTGTTCAATTGTCTTTTTTGGCGGTATCTTGATCACATAACTATGTTGCTTTTGTCTGGCCCGGCTGATTTCGCTGCTTGCGTCTCTCCGGCCCAGCTCATACGTCGTGCGAAGCGTGTCTTTCACAATAGCTTGGATTGCCACACCATAGGGCAGAGCCAGAGAGTTGATCCACTTTTGATTAATTTTGTCGGCCGCTTTTTCAACCATCAGTAACACTTTGTCACGCTGCTTCTGAAAAACGCCGATCAAACGCCTACGCGCGTCCTCTTCGGCATCGTCCAAGGATCTCTCTACTGCAGCAAAATCCACCCGCTTTTCATACTTTGTAAGATCCCTGTGCCAGCGCTTGGCGTATTCCTGACTTTGCAGCTCTATCTTTTCGGGCAGCTGTGGAGGAGGTGGTTGCGGTAATTGTGGCGGAGGCTCGGCTTTCTTTGCTTCGATCTCTTCCTCAAGTTCTTCCCGGTCCCTTTCGGGAAATTTGATCAGCTTTCTGAAATGCAGCTCGTCTTCTGCATCGGTATGCACGGCCTTTCCCTGCACGGCCTTGAGCCACAATTCGCCAAGCTTCAAAACTTCAGGTTCCTCAAGCGGCATGAATTTGAATCTAGGGTAGCCTTCAACCTGATAGTTGTAATCCACAAGCTCGGGTATCACCTGTTCATTCATTACCGTTTCTTCCACTGTTTTCCGCAGATCCGACATGATCCATAGCCACACGTTGAAATGCGTCTGGCTTCTGGCGTAGCTGCCTCCCTTCTGCTCGTCTTCGCTGAATCCCACGCCCATCGGCATCAGCAATGCCCTAGCAATTGACCTGTCATGGTACTTTATCGCCGCGTCATACTCGCCAGCCCCCCGGCGCTTGGCCTCGAGAATGTCTATCACTGCGTCGCTGCTCGTCGTGCCAATCATAGAACCGTTTTGCAAATTAGAGAGCGCAGTCTTGAGTTCGCTAAATACCGGGTCAAGCAATGCTTTTCCCTCTGCCGGGTGCAACCAGGGAATGCCCATGCCAAACTTTTCAAGGTAGATGTTCCAAAACTTGATGATAACGTCTTTGGACCACCAGGCCCGGTAGGCCGCCTGTAAATCGCTTTGGCCGTACCAATTATCAAATTCCTTGTTGTGCGTGTAGATTATGAATTTCTGCGGGCTATATTTGTGCTGCCCTTGGCCTTGCCAGAGGCCATCTGGCTTTAAATTGCCGTATTCGTCCGTCTCGAAGTCCCAGCGATGGGGTTTTCGAGTCTTGAGCGCTGTCAAACCGACTTTGCCCCTGAACTCGCCATTGTCCACGAGGCCCCACACTTTTTCAGTGACTGAAAAGCCGTAGTCCAATGCTGTCAGGATTTGCTTTAGATTATCCTCAAGCGTGCCTTTCAGTTTTTCAAGTACATATCGGCAGAAGTCCGCCGCCTCTTCGTCCTGCGGCTGGTCGCTGGCCGACTCCACGTCCCAACCCGAGCAAAGCACCGATAGGCGCTTGATATACTGGCAGGCTTTTACCTGTTCATCCCGGCGCATCTTGTCGTAGATCTCGAGACCCCCTTTTCTCATGACAAACACGTCCGGGTTGTAGGGCGCCCACATGCTGCCCCGAGGGTAAAGCATCGGGTCCCGGAATGATATTTCGCCAAACCGTGTCGGTACTGCCAGTTTTTCTTCTTTCTTGCGTTGGAAAAATGGTAGTTTCACATCATACCGCCATCTGCACGAATCCGCGCGAATACAAATGGTTGTGACTACAAAAGTCGCCGGGGTGTATCTCTCTCACCTCGCACGGCTTATCCCTAAAGCCGTAATAGTCCAATATTTCAATCATGTCTTTTATTCGCCTGAAATATTCCGCATCATCCAACATGCCGTTCCACAAGTTTGATGTCTTATGAATTTCAAGCTGCAAGAAGCCCACTTCTTTCATCGCGTCGGCCATTTCAAGACGATGATTGTCGAATATCTCATGTTCCATGCCTTCAATGTCGATTTTGAGATAGTCGATTGGTGCGAGCATTTTGATCATTTCAAGAAATGGCATAGTTACTACGCCAAATTGTTCTGATGACTGGATATTTGAAGTAGGTCCGCTTAGATACAATCGGTATAGCCCTGGTTTGTTGCCAACTATGGCGATTCGATGCAAATATACTCGAGCTGTTATACCAGCAAGATTATTGTCCAGTTGAGTGAAATTCTCTGCATTTGGCTCAAACGCATAAATCACCTTAGCGCCCCTGTCATCGGCCGCCATGCTGAATTCACCGATATAGGCCCCTACGTCCACAATCCGCTCGAAAGGCCCCTTGCAATGGTCTATATGCCAGAGTGCATTGTTCACCAGTCCGCCCCTCCTGCTATGGCTGGCGCTACTTCAACTATTCCCAATCCCGTACCACTAAGCGTACCCTGCCAGGCCAAAGCCAACGACATCACGCAATCATCATGCAATCCTTCAGGCGCCTGATATCGCAACAAACCAGACGGCAGCCTTTCGACTTCAAACGCCTGCAACTCGTTGATCAGCACTTGATCATTCAAAATCTTGATATCGCCACGTTCAAAAGCCAATGCCAGCGCTTCTATAGCGCCCGCTTTTGTCGCATTCGTCGTTACAAACGGCTGGACCGGCATTTGTTCACGCTGCAACAGTTCAATCAAGGGCTCCCCCATGCTGTTCTGCTCGGCGATTATCGCAGCAGGCTTGTATTTGTCATAAAGCGTTTTCAGCCGTTTCACTTGAAACTGGTAGTCGATTTGATTGAAGCGATCCAAGGCAAGCATAGATTTGTCATAAACGTCCATGACTGTGATTACGGTGAAATCCTGCACTTTGCCCCAATCAACGCCAAATACACAACCGCGCGGCACAGATGGCTCAGTCTTCGGAATGGCTGTCGCAGCATCCATGACCCTCCTGAACACAAGACCAGCATCTTCAATGAATTCAGCCATATATTCTTGAAGAAACACACGCTCTGGCAGTGTATTGCGGGCGGCCTCAATTTCTGCTGGATCTATGTCAGGATTGCTTTGGGTAGGGAATTGCCATGACTTCCATTCCTCTTGCATTGCCGTGTCCTGGCCCTGCAAAAAGGCATGCCAAAACCAGTTCCGGCCTTTAGGCGTTGATAGAAATAATGCCTTCCCTTTCTTGTCCGAAAGCGCCGGCCTTAGTGCCTCCGTCCAGGTTGTTTCTTTCATCAACGCACATTCGTCCAACGCCACAAGATTCAAACCCTCGCCTCTCAAACTGTCTGGCTTGTCAGCAGATTTTACTTGCACAAAACCGCCTGTTGGAAATTCAAGCATGCGATCAACTTCTTTTTTGTTGACATTCGG